ATCAGAGCAGCAACAGCGCATGTGAGGGCGAGCACTTCGCCCTGTAGTTCGGACAGATCAGCGGACATGGGGGACCTCCTCCATGAGGGAGACAGACGATGAAGCTTCAGATTTCTGCGGACCTGAAACCCCTGGAGGAGGCTTGTTCTCGGATCGAGGGATCGCTACTTGCCCTTGAACAGGTTCCCCAGTTTCCCCTGGAACAGTTCCTTGGCCTGCTTCATGGCCTGATCGCGAATCTCTCCGTAGAGCCCCTTGGCTCCGCAGCCAGCGCAGGTAATGACCGAATCGTCCTGCGGGTCGGTGGGTTGCTCGAACTGTTCGCTGCCGCAGTTGGAGCACTTGAAAGTCAGTTGTGCCATCGGGATTCACCTCTGCTCGGTTGATGGTTGGCGCTTTCAGCCTAGCTGTAAGCGCGTCACCTGCGAAGTGGTGAGGAAGCCGGGGCAGACCGGCAAGGATTTGGAGGTCGAGCGGCATGGGGTGATTTCCCTGTCGGTTGATCGAGTGATGACAGGTTGCCAGCGCGCCGTCAGCGACGGAACGCGAAACGAAACGAGGATTCGCGAGATGGAAAATTTCGAGAAAGCAATTCACGACGAAGTGATCGCCCACGGCGGCACCGATCTGGCCAAGAGCATGGGGGTGAACCGCACCCGCCTGCTGGATTGCGCCAACCCGAACCGTGAAGAGCACCGCATGAACCTGCAGATGTTCGGCCTGGTGCTGGCCCACGTTCCCGAGGAAGGCCGCCGCCGCATCCTGCGGGCTCTTCTGGGCGAATACGGCTACGACCTCGTGGCTCGCGCCGTACCGGCAGCGGAAGCGCCCCTGCAAGCGCTTGTTGGTCTGCTGGCTGAGGTCGGCGACGTCACCCGCGAACTGCACGACGCCCTGGAAGACGGCCGTATCACCCAGTTCGAGAAGGCAACCCTGAATCGTTCGATCAGCGAAGTGCGCAGTGCCGTAGAGGTGTTGGAGCACTCGGTGAAGGTCGCCTGAATCGCAGGCATGAAAAAGCCCGGTGGCAGCCGGGCTAGTTCGATAACGCAAGAGGTGTTGAAAAGATGCTAGCTGCAAAACCTCTGATCTACAACCCCTTCGAGCTTCATCCGGTGGCTGATAAAGCGATCGTCATTCGGCAGAACGGCCAGGCGATCACCATCACTCTGGATCAGCTCCACCAGTTCACCAGTGATCTCTGCATTCTCGCCGCTGCAATGCGCGAAGACATGCGCAATCCGCTGGAGGGAGAGTGATGCATTACTTCAAGCGGAACATCGGTGATTACCACAAGAAGGCTGGACGGCTTTCGATGCTTGAGCACGGTGCGTACACGCTCTTGATGGATGCGTGCTATGACCGTGAACGATTCCCCACCAAGGAAGAAGCAATCGAATGGTGCTGGGCTCGTAGTGCCGAAGAAGTGGCTGCAGTTGAGTTCGTTCTGACTCGTTTCTTTGTTCTCGTCGACGGCCGCTATACGCAGGATCGTATCGCTGAAGAGATCGAGGCTTTTTACCAAAAGTCTGAGAAAAACAAGCAGATAGCTCTTGAGCGAGAAGCTAAGCGCAGAACGGAGCGTGCACGTTCGGAGCACGAAACGTGCACGGATGGTCACCTAACCACTAACCAAGAACCACTAACCAAGAACCAAGAGCCAGAAGAAAAACCTCTTGTGCCATCTGCCGATGACACGACGGGTTACCCGGCTGAGTTCGAAGCGTGCTGGGCGAAGTACCCGAAGCGTGCTGGCGGGAATTCCAAGAAGGCCGCTCACAAAGCCTGGGCTGCTCGAATCCGTGAAGGGGTTAGCTCCGAGCTGCTGAGCAATGCCGTGCAGGCCTACGCAGCCGAGATGATCGCCAAGGGCAAGGTTGGCACCGAGTACGTCAAGCAGGCAGCAACGTTCTTCGGCCCCAACGAGCATTGGCTGGAAGCGACCAAGCCTGGGAACGTCCATCCGATCCGAAAAGGCCTTGGTCCTGACGGCAAGCTGCTGCCGGGGTACTTCTGGCATGACGCCGATATCGACCTGCCAATCGAGAAGCGCCGCATCCTGAGCGACGAGACCCACGACCGCGCTTCCGGCTACCGCTGGGACTACCTACGCTCAAGGGGGATGGCATGACTCCCTCGCAGATCGCTCAGCGTCTCGCTGACCGCGTGATCGACGTAGCGCACCACCTGCTTCCAAGCGGAAAGCGAGAAGGCTCGGAATGGCGCGTAGGCAGCGTGAATGGCGAGAAGGGCCAGAGCCTTGGCGTTTGCCTGAAGGGCGACAAGGCTGGTGTCTGGTGCGACTTCTCGACTGGCGAAACTGGTGACCTGCTTGACCTGTGGCGCGCTGTCCGCGGCTGCGACATGGGGACTGCGCTCAACGAAGCCCGCTCGTACCTGGGCATCACCGAGCCGAAGCTTGAGGCGCCGTCGAAGAAATCCTATGTCCGCCCTGAGCGCCCGCAGTGCAAGGCTCCGATTTCCGAATCTCCGGTCATGACCTACCTGGCTGGTCGCGGCTTGAAGCCTGAAACCATTGCGGCGTTCAAGATTGGCGAATCCGGCCGGGACATCGTGTTTCCGTACCTGCGCGATGGCGCCCTGATCTTCTGGAAGAAGCTCGGGCTTGATCGTCCTGACGGTAAGAAACGCATTAGCGCATCGGCCAATGCCGAGCCGTGCCTGTTCGGATGGCAGGCGATTCCTGATGGCTCCCGCGAAGTCACGATCACCGAAGGCGAGATTGACGCCATGACCGCTTGGCAATACGGGCGACCGGCCTTGTCGGTGCCGTTCGGTGGCGGAAAGGGCGAAAAGCAGGCCTGGATTGAGCACGAGTATTCCCGCCTGGGTCGCTTCGACGTGATCTATCTGGCTATGGACAACGACGAGGCTGGGAAGCAGGCGACGGAAGAACTGATCAAGCGCCTGGGCCGCGAGCGCTGCCGGGTGCTGAGCCTTGGTTGCAAGGATTTCAACGAAGCCCTCGATGCGCTGTTCTACACCCGCGAAGACATCGACGAGTGCTACGCCAAGGCCAAGACCCTTGACCCTGAGAAGCTGGTAGCTGCCGAAGAGTTCGCCGATGAGGTGTGCGCCGAGTTCTTCGAGAAGAACCCGACCGTCATGGGTATGTCTACGCCGTGGGAGAAGTCCCGCGACATGATCCGCTTCCGCGACAGCGAAGTGACGATCTGGACCGGCTGGAGCGGGCACGGCAAGTCGCAGCTACTGAACTATCTGGCCTTTCATGGCATGCGCCAGGGCGAGAAGTTCTGCATTGCCTCAATGGAGATGCCGGCTAAGCGCACCCTGCAGCGCATGGTCCGCCAGGCCGCTGGGATCAATCAGCCTTCGCGCGGCTACATCCACGCCATCCTGGAGTTCCTGGGCGGCCGCCTCTGGATCTACAACCAGATGGGCTCTGCCAACACGGCCGAGATGATCGAAACTTTCCGCTACGCCGCTCGCCGGTACGGGGTGAAGCAATTCATCGTTGATAGCCTGGCGAAGCTGGGCATGGCGGAGGACGACTACAACGGCCAGAAGCAAGCCATGGAGGCCATCGTCGGCTTCGCCCACGAGATGGGCGTTCACGTTCACCTGGTTGCCCACCCGCGCAAGGCGGATGACGAATCCAAGGCGCCCGGAAAGCTCGATGTTAGAGGCGGCGCAATCCTGACTGACCTCGCTGACAACGTGATCACCGTATGGCGGAACAAGAAGAAGGAAGTCGCCATGAAGGACGGCGGCGAAGAGGACCGTGCGTACTACGAGTCCCACTCCGACGTGAAGATGATCATCAGCAAGCAGCGCCTTACCGGCGTCGAGGACACCATCCCGCTTTGGTTTGATCCCGCCTCAGCCCAGTACATGGAGCGTGAAGGCCACAAGCCGCGCCAGTGGATTGACTACTCCGGCATCGCTCAGCAGCAAGCCGACCAGGAGGCAGCATGACCCCCGCAAAGCACGAAATCCTCATGCAAGGCCAGACCGGTATCGCCAAGAAAGTCTACGAGTGCGTTCCGATTGCCGAGGCCTGGACTTCGTTCCAGGTAATGACCGCCATGCGGAACATGACTGGCAGCACTCCTGATTCCCGGATCGTTTCCGGCTGCCTCGTAACTCTCGTGGATTCCGGACTTATCAAGAAGACCGGTCGCGACTCCTTCCAGCGCATCCCCGTTGACCAGAAGACCAAGACCCAGGAGCCGAAGATGGCTGAACCCGCCAAGAAAGTCGAAGTGCAGAAAGTCGCCATGGTTGAGCAGAAGCGTGTGGTTTCGCCGCTGGAGATGCTGGGCGAGCTGGCCACTGAGATCGTCGGGGTCGGGGAGCACATCAAGCGCCTGGCGGCCAGGGTCGAGGATGTGGCACTGGCAGTCGAGCAGGAGCGCGAAGCCAATGCCAAGTCCATGGAGAGCTACCGCCAACTCAAGGCTCTGCTGAAGAGCCTGCAAGGGGAGGGTGAGTAATGGCTGACCTCTCCCTTCTCGTAATCCCCGCCTTCTTCGGCTTCCTCTCGCTTGAGCGTGGGGATCTCATCGGCGCATGCATCTGCATCGCTCTGGCTGCAGTCATAGGAGTTGCCTGAATGGACATCGTAGATCTTGCAAACGACTACGCCGAGCAGGAGCTAGCTGACCGTCTCTTTGGCCGCGTGCAGTACGTGGGGCAGAGCGCTACTCACTGCGAGGACTGCGACGGAGAGATTCCGGAGGCGCGCCGTATGGCTGTTATGGGCTGCGTGCGCTGCACCGAATGCGCAGACCTGGAGGAGCGTCGTCATGGCTGACACCAATATCAAGATGCACGCAGGCGAATGGGTGCTGGTTCCCCGCGAACTTTCTAGCGAAGCGCTCAGCATGTTGGCGCACTTCGACATGGGGAACATCGGCGACAGCTCAGAAGACGCCGCGGCTGAGTGCTGGGCGAGCTTGCTGGAGCGCGCCGGAAGCCGGCCGAAGATTTTGGAGTTCCAAAATCCTGTCTTCCATCCAGGCTGGAACACCACTGTTCGGCGCGGCAGCAAATGGAGCAAAGAACGACTGGCTGGCGTGCAGGTTGGCAGTTCCTGCGTGGTTGTTGAATTGAAGTCGGTGCAATACCACTTCCATCAACTGCGCGATCACATGCTTCGCCATGAGCACGACCCATCCTGTCGCACGGTGGAAGGACTGTTCACCGAGATGTGCCGCATCTATCCGGGCTTCCAGCGCAATGAAGAAGTCACTCTCGTCGACTTCTGGTTGCCGGAGGTGAGCCATGGCTAACCCCTCCTTCCCCATCCGCACCGAGCAGGACCGCTCCCGGGCAATCGCCATCCTGCAGCGCCTCGACCTGAGCGAAGGAAAGTCCTGGAGCCTGAAGGATGCCGCGCGCAGTGATGCTGCCAACCGGCGTATGTGGGCCATGCTTCGCGACATCAGCCGCCAAGTGGACTGGTACGGCCGGAAGCTCGATGAAGATAGTTGGAAACACGTTTTCTCGGCGGCCGTGGAGCAGCAAGACGCTGTGCCTGGGATCAATGGTGGTTTTGTGGTGCTGGGCGTTTCCACCCGCAAGCAATCGAAAGCGTGGTTCAACCAAATGTTCCTCGTCATGGAGTCCTTCGCAGCCGAGCACGGCGTGAAGTTCACCACTCGCGATTACTGGGAGGCCGCATGAGCAAGTTCAAGGTCGGCGATCTCGCCATGATCATTGGCAATCGCAACTTCGGACGCTGCGTTGAGCTGATTGCCCGCTACGTTGGCCCCTGTCGAGTCGAGGTGAAGGGTAATCGCTGGGTCGTAGTCCCGGATGGCGTTCCTGCATGGCTTGTGGCAGCTGATGCTATGGAAGGCCAACTGACCAAGTCGGGGAAGGTTGTGAAAACCGATGAGGTCGTCGTCTCCGAGGTAAAGCTCATCCCATTGCGCGGCGACTTCCAGCCCGAGCAGCAGAAGGCGAAGGAGGTGGAGGCATGAAGATCGTCAGCAAAAAGCTGCGCGACTCTGCTCGAGGCCAAGAGTGCACCTTGCGCCTACCCGGGATCTGCAGCTTCGACCCTGAGCGCACTGTCCTTTGCCATCTGCCGGTAGGGATGAAGGGTGTGGGGATGAAAAGCCCAGACCTTTTCGCGGTGTTCGCGGATGACTGCTGCCATGCCGTTCTTGATGGACGCGCACCTGGATCAATTGATGGTCGCGACATCCTGCGGGCGTTGGCAGAAACCCAGATGAAATGGATCGAGATGGGTCTTCTTACCGTCAGGGGTGCAGCATGACCCGCCTTACCTACACCCATGACGGAAAAACGATGAGCCTGCAGGGATGGGGCGAATTCCTTGGGGTGAAGTGGAAAACGCTGTGGGCCCGCATCAACAGCGGAATGCCCCTCTCCAAAGCATTAGCGGTCGATGTGGAGAAAAAGAAGCCTGCTCGAGACATGACCCGGGTTATCGAAAAGGTCTGTGCGGCATGCGGGAAGAGTTTCCTCATCCCGAAATGTCGTGATTGGAGAGAAAACAGCTGCTCGAGCGAATGCAAGGTTGCAGCCCGCAAGGCGCGCAGTGCTGCCCTACAAGCAGAGCGGACTAAGCAATGCGAGCGCTGTGGAACTCCGTTCATTGCCAAGAAGAGCCAATTGGATGCCGGCCAGGGCCGTTTCTGCAGCCACGAATGCTCCTTCGAAGGGCACACCAAATTCACTCTCCACACCAAAGAAGCGAAGCAAAAGGCAGCGGCGACATGGAAGGCGAACTTCCTGAGTGGCGCTTTCACCCTGCCGAAGGGCCCGGATAGCCCTTCGTGGAAAGGTGGGCGGGCTGCTGTCAATCAGCGGCGAATTGAGAGTGGTGCGTCTGCAGAGAGTCTCCGCCGCTACAGGGCAAAGAATCCAGAGCGCGTCCGCGAATGGTCGCATCAGCGCAGAGGCAAGAAGGTTAGCCGTCTGCCTTGGGGAACAACACAGAAACTTGGAGCTGCTCAGCGGTGGAAGTGCGCGATTTGCAGGGTCTGCGTGAAGAAGGCCTATCACCTGGATCACATCATGCCGTTGAAGCTGGGCGGGGCACACGAGCCAGCAAATCTTCAACTGCTTTGCCCTGCCTGCAATGTGCGGAAGAACGCCAAGCACCCTGTCGATTACATGCAAGAGAGAGGGTTCCTGATATGAGCCTCGAGATTGTGCGTAAGGCAGCACACGACACCATCGCCCAGCTAGCGCGCATGGGCCTGATCGATGCGAAGGAGGGGAGCCATGTGTGAACTTCTGCCGTGCCCATATTGCGGAAGCAGTCCGCATATCAGTGCCAGCTTTGGGCGGCTTTGCATTTCCTGCCAGAACGCGAAGTGCCTAATGCGTCCATCAACATGGCTGACGGCTCCAAATTCAACCGACCTAAAAGTGGTTGGTAAACATTGGAATCAGCGTCCGAAGGAGAAGCGCGTATGAGCAATGTCCTGATCGAAGGACGCTTCGTGGTATGCGCTGCCTGCCGCTATGGCGACCTGATCGTCTGCGGCGCTCGCCACTTCGACAAGGTGATGCACTCCCAGCTTCGCCAGATGCGCGAGGACAAGCTGTTCGACTTCGAGGCTGCAGGCCGGGCGGAACAGGGGTTCATCGATCAGTACGGAGTTTTCATGAGCCGCGAGGAAGCCTTCGAGGTTGCCAAGGCTGCCGGTCAGCTCAACGTACGCCGGCTCAAGACCCCGCACCCCGAATCCACTGAACTGTTCAGCGAGGACCTCTACTGATGAGCAACATCCGCCAAGTCCAGTGGAACGAAGGGGCGCCGGTCATGGTTCAGCCGGGAATGCTCATCGATGAAGACCTCTACGGCGTTCTTCTGATCGGAGATACGCCCCCAGAGGGCCCGCTGTTTGAATCAATGTTCGAACCCATGGTGATCAAGCGCTGGGCCTGGCTCATCCAGCCCCACGAACTCAACTGGCTCGAAGACATGGCATCTCGGAAAACGAGGACGCAGGAATGAGCGACGACAACGTAGTCCCCATGAAGAAGCGCGGCGACCGGTACGAGGCCCTTATTGGGGCCCGTGCCGAGTTCCAGGAGAACGTCTATGGCGCCATCCATGCAGCATGGAACTCCGGCGTTGATCGTGAGCTGATGCGCGACCAGATGCTGTGCATCCTCCACAGGATCATGGCCGATCTCGATTTCGATCAGGTGAAGTTCGAACCGGAGGAGCCGGCGTGACCAACTCCCGCGCCAAGGGCGCCAGGGTGGAACGGGAATTCGCCGGCCTGTGCTTCGACAACCTGGGCATAAAGGTAGAGCGCAACCTTGAGCAAAGCAGGGTGGGTGGGCATGACCTTATCGGCTTGCCTGGCTGGGCCACTGAGGTCAAAGCCAGGGCTGACATTCCCTGCCGAGCAGAGCTGCTATCCATGTGGGCTCAGACCCTCGAACAAGCCAATCGCGCAAGTGCTAAGCCCGTCTTAGCAGTCAAGGTCAACCGCCGCGGCTGGACCATCTACGTCGATCTGGCCGACCTAAACGATTCCTGGCAGCGCTGCAAATCATGGGCAGCCATCGAGCCGGAAGACTTCTTTCAGCTGGTTAGGGAGGGGATGTGATGAGCGTTTTTGATGGCAGCTTCGGGGACCACGTGCTTGATGGCTATGTGGATAAGGATCTGAACCGCGTGACGCTTCCTGGAACGATTCTTCCAATCGCGAAGAAAGAGGAATACACCGGCAGCAGCGTCAGCTACTACCGCGTCAACGTGAACGAGCCGACCTCTGGAGGCCTGCCGTACATCGCTGAGTGCAACGACATCATTGAGGCGCTGGGCATGAACTACGCCGAGGGGAATGCCTTCAAGGCGCTCTGGCGTCGCTGCGCAGCCCGCAACCTGGGTCTGTCCAAGCGTGGCTACGAAGACGGCCTCTACGACGCCGAGAAGGTCGAATTCTTCGGCAAGCGCCTGGTCGTACAGGAGAAGGCTGAGCGCGCCAAACAAGAACCCTTGCACGACTCCCTCCAAGACCGTATCCAGCGACAGGAGCAAGCCTAATGGCCGCGCGCAAGCACGACGATGAAGCGATGAAGGAAGCTCTCACAGGCAGGACGCTGGCAGAGGCCGCGAAAATGCTAGAGATCCATCCGCGCAACCTGCAGCGGCACAAGGCGCGGCTCGCCCGGCAGGGATGGTCGCCTGAGCATGGCCTGACTACCCAGTATCCCGAAGGTTTCAAGATGGGGAAGGTGACCATCCAGCGCAACGCGGCCGGCGACATCGAACGCACCTGGGAGCGCATGTGCGAGGACCAGGAGAAGCAGCTGATCGCAATGCAGGCTGCCATTGAGGCGATGGGGGAGGAGATCCCTCGGGCTGTGCCATCTCCGTTCTTCGGCGCGGTAGATAGCGAGCTGCTGAACTGCTTCGTTATCACCGACTACCACATGGGAATGCTCTCCTGGCACGAGGAAACGCAAGTCGACTGGGACCTGCGCAAGGCCGAAGACCTGATCGTGCGCTGGTTCGCTCAGGCGATCCAGCAGGCTCCGGAAGCAGAGACAGGGCTGTTCGCGCAAATTTCAGATTTCCTGCATTTCGATGGTATGGAAGCCCTAACTCCAGCATCCAAGCATCTCCTAGACGTGGATACGCGCTTCGCTAAGGTCGTCCGTTCGGCAATTCGCGTGCTGCGCCAGATCATCGACATGCTTCTCGCCAAGCACAAGCAGGTGCACGTCATCATGGCTGACGCCAACCATGACCCGGTGTCGCAAATCTGGCTCCGCGAGTGGTTCGCCGTCCTCTACGAAAACGAGCCCCGCATCACCGTCGACCGCAGCCCGTCTCCTTACAACGCCTACGAGTTCGGCAAGACTGCGCTGTTCTTCCACCACGGGCACAAACGCAAGGTCACCAACGTCTCCGAAGTGTTTGCAGCTCAGTTTCGCGAGATGTTCGGTCGCACCAAACACGCCTACGCGCACCTTGGCCACCTTCACCACATCGACGTGAAGGAGAACAACCTGATGATCGTGGAGCAGCACCGCACTCTGGCGCCGGCTGATGCCTACGCGGCTCGTGGCGGCTGGCTCACAGGTCGAGACGCCAAGGTCATCACCTACCACAAGCAATTCGGCGAGGTCGGCCGGATCACGGTGAGCCCCGACATGCTCAAGGGGGAGGCGGCATGAGCGAGAAGAATTTGCTCGAGCTTAAGCCGCGGATTCGTCTGATCCGCATCAACGGAGGCAGCATCTACGAGTGCAAGAGCCGGGAGGCCAAGCCTGGCAGTTCCAGGTCGCGCTATGGCTACGGAGACTCGATCAGAAGCGCCTACATGGCTTGGCAGGGGATTACTAGCAACTGGGGGTTCCTATGATCTATCGCGACGCAGAGCACGCCATTGCACGCATCATGAGCATCGAGACCATCGACGGCACGCAGAAGGCTGACTGGCAGCGCCGGTACGAGGCCGGATATCAGGAAGAGCCGCCTGCCGCGAATCCTTGCCCGCTGACCGCCTCGGAGCGCCTTGCTCAGGACGCCATGACCCGCGCCATGCTGCACCGTGAGCTGAAGCCTGAGCACTGGAGCGTGCTGGTGGCCAAGTACAGCATCAATGACCAAGAGGTTGTCGATTCGGTGCGCTGGCTTGCACCGCGCGCCGTCACCCCTGCACATCACCTGTTCCGCATGAAGTGCGTCACGGCCTGGGCGATCCCGCCGAAGCGTGGCGTGAAGGATGGCGTCAAGACTTCGCGGAACGGCCTGCCGGAGAAGTTCTACGAGATCCACACCTGGGACACGGACGGCACGCCAGAAGGCACTCTGCGTCGCTGGAAGTCGATCACCAGGAAGTGGCTGGAGGATCAGGTGACTGAGGCAATTAAGGCCGCGGCGCCGCTGTTGAGCCAGGACCAGCTTCTGTTCGATGAGGCTGCATGATTCACAAATGATATGCTCGATGCTGTAAACACACGTTGACAGCGAGCGAACAAGCGAGCAGAATTCTTCCCATGCTACGCAAGTAGCGCTCAAGGCCCGGACGATGTTCCGGGCTTTTTCATTTCTGGAGTCTCGATGGACCTGGACCTTCGGATCTCGCGCTGGATTCTCGAAGCGCAGCGAAGGGGAGTCCGTCTTGAGCGAATCCTGATCCACCCCGACGACTACCCATACGCCAGGAAGCACATGCGCTTTCTGCCGATTAGGGTAATCGGCAACAAAGTTCCGGTTATCGAGCCAGAAGAGCTCTAACCAGCACTTTACTGCTTATTGCGCTCCCCAGTGCTGCCGGGCCTCCGTCCGGCGTTTTCTTCAAGCCGCTATAGCTCAGCCGGTAGAGCAGCCGACTTGTAATCGGCAGGTCCCGGGTTCGATGCCTGGTGGCGGCACCAATCTCTCGCAGTGCCCGACCGGCGATGGTCGCAGGAACTCCCCTATGAGGCTGAACGACATGACAGAGCCGGCCACTACTGCCGCTGGCGGGATTGCGCTGTACAAGCTCGGCGCGTTCGGCTGCATGGCAGCTCTGGCCGCTGTGGTGGTTATGGCGCTCACCATTCCGAAGACGGTGAAAGAATTCGTCGTCTCGCTGATCTGCACCCTGGTTGGTTCGATTGGCGGAGGCGCTGCACTTATCAAGGCCTTCGGGCTTATGGCATGGGCTGACGATGTCTTTGGCCTCTGCGCATTGCTCGGGATGGTCTTCGCCTGTGGCCTGCCAGGCTGGGTCGTGGTCCGCGGCTTCTTCGCCTATGCCGAGTACCGGAAGGGCGGCAAGAACTTCATCCAGATGGTTGGCGACCTGATCACCGTGGCTAAGGCCGCGCTGCTGAAGTGAGGTGACACATGGCTAAGGAAACCAACGACAGCAAGGCCGTTCAGGTACTTGGCTGGTCTGTGATTCTTCCGCTGCTGATCGTATTGGTGGCACTCGCATGAACAGCGAACAGTTCGCCTTCTGGCTCCAGGGTTTCGTAGAGCTGAACGGCTCCGAGCCGACTCCCGAACAGTGGCAGTCGATCAAGGATCACCTGAAGACGGTGTTCGTGAAGGTAACGCCGGAAGTGAAGATCACTACTGATCCGGCAAAGCTTTCTGACTACCCGAAGTTGCTCGATGCCATTCGCCGCGGCGGCCATACCGGCTACCCGTGGGGTATCGGGAAAGAACCAGTGGTCACCTGCTGATGGCCTCGCTCACCTACTCAGTGCAGATCAAGCTGTCCTGGTGGGTGATGCCGTATCTCCGTGCCTGCGGCATGTTCGCATGGCTTATGGGGATGGAGCCTGACGTCGACAAGATCACGAACACAGTCCTCCGCGGCGTGAAGCTTCGGATGGAGGCCAAGTGAACTGGATCATCCTCATCCTGTGCCTCGCAGGCCTCTGGCTTTACATCCAGTCGCACAGGACGGATGACGTGGTCGTCGCCTACATCCGGTTCTTCACCGGGATTGCGCTGTTCCTGATGGGGCTTGGCGCCTGGCTCGTTAAGGTGATCGTTGCATGACCACCATCGCCTACAAGGATGGTGTTATCGCCTACGACTCCCGTCGCTGCTCCGGCTCGACCATCGTGGATGACGACTACGAAAAACGCCATGAGCATGAAGGCGTGTCGTTCTTCCTAACTGGCGCAGTGTGTGATCTGCCCCGGCTGATCGCTGCCTATTTCGGCGAGAAGCAGGAAAGCCCCGTCGAGTGCACTGCTCTCGTAGTTGATGACGGAAAGCTGCAGCTTGTTGGCTACGACAAGGATTCAGGCCTCTGGATCGACGTTCTGCCGCAGGACAAGCCGTACTCCATCGGCAGTGGTTCTGACCACGCCTGGACAGCGATGGACATGGGCGCAACCGCCTACCAAGCCATCGGCCTCGCCATGAAGCGCGACTCCTGCACTGGCGGCAACATTCGGACATTCCAGATCGATTCGCCCCAGGGCTAACCATGCGCCCTATGCCTCCACCTACCATAGGCCAGTTTGCCGAAGGCGCTGATTGGGCTGACGCGTTCATTCCAGCTCCTGAGGTCATGGAGTGGGCTATGAGCACCTTCGTGCTAGATGGCGGAAAGCTTCGCAACGAGGATCATGCTCACCTTGAGGATGCACCGATTGCCTTCCTCTGGGCTGCCTCTGGGTTCGAAAAGCAAGGCCGTCTGGTGCTTGGCCAATGTGAGGAAGTCACCTTCCGCTGCAGTGCATGGCAGAAGGGAAGGCAGGAGCAGCAGATGCTCCGTTGGTTCGGCTACGTGCCGACCTACCTGATCACCCTGGCAGCTGACTACGCCGCCGAATGCAGCGACGCCGAGTTCTGCGCTCTAGTTGAGCATGAGCTCTACCACATCGCCCAGGCGCTGGATAAGTACGGCGAACCCAAGTTCACCCAGGAAGGCCTGCCCAAGCTCAAGCTGCGCGGTCACGACGTTGAAGAGTTCGTCGGCGTGGTTCGCAGGTACGGCGCCAGTGAAGGGGTGAAAGCCCTGGTAGAGGCGGCAAACAACCCGCCCGAGGTGGCGAAGATCAACATCGCGAGGGCCTGCGGAACCTGTCTTCTCAAGTCTGCTTGACCCATGACAGGCCTGAGACGGAAAGCACCCTATGGCAGCTCTGAATAATGAGGTGAAGAGCTTCATAGTTCAGGCTCTTGCATGCTTTGACACACCTTCGCAAGTTGCCAGCGCTGTCAAAGAAGAGTTCGGGATCGAGATTAGTCGTCAGCAATGCGAGCAGCATGATCCTACCAAGCGAGCTGGTCGCGAATTGGCGAAGCGCTGGGTGACGCTGTTCCACGATACTCGCAAGCGCTTCCGCGAGGACACCGCAGAGATCCCCATAGCAAATCGGGCATACCGGTTGCGCGCATTGGGACGCCTCGCCGAGAAGGCCGAAAGCAGCAAGAACGCTCGCCTGACCCTCCAGATCCTGGAGCAGGCCGCGAAAGAAGCTGGCGACATGTACGTGAACCGGCAGGCCAAGATCGATTCCGGCCCGGATGACGTTCCGCCCACTCGGGTAGAGGTTGAGATCGTCGACGCCAGGAAGCGCGATGCCGACGCTTAACGTTCCTCAGGGCCAGTTCCTCGCGCTGCCGCACAAGTTCCGGGCATTTGTCGCAGGGTTTGGCTCAGGTAAGACCTGGGTAGGCTCGGCCGGCATCTGCAAACACGTCTGGGAATGGCCAGGTATCAACTCAGGCTACTTCGCCCCGACCTACCCGCAGATTCGAGATATCTTCTTCCCGACTATCGAGGAAGTAGCCTTCGACTGGGGCCTGAAGGTCAAGACGAAGGAGAGCGACAAAGAGGTCGAGTTCTACTCCGGCGGCAAGTACCGCAGCACGACCATTTGCCGCTCCATGGAGAAGCCGCAGACCATCGTTGGCTTCAAGATCGGTCACGCACTGGTCGATGAGCTCGACGTACTGCCGGTGCTCAAGGCGCAGCACGCCTGGCGCAAGATCATCGCCCGGATGCGTTACAACGTTGCCGGGCTGAGGAACGGGGTAGACGTTACAACGACGCCTGAGGGCTTCAAGTTCGTCCACCAGCAGTTCGTGAAGCAGCTGCGCGAGAAGCCGCACCTTACCGAGCTGTACGGTCTGATCCAGGCCAGCACCTACGATAACGAACTGAACCTGCCGGACGACTACATACCATCGCTGATGGAGTCGTACCCGCCACAGTTGATCCAGGCGTATCTGGAAGGCCTGTTCCTCAACCTGACGTCTGGGTCGGTGTACCACGCCTACAGTCGCACGCTGAATGGCTGCAACGACGTCCAGCAGCCAGGAGAGCCGCTGCACATCGGCATGGACTTCAACGTCGGCAAGATGTCCGCCGTCATCCATGTGAAGCGTGACGGCCTGCCGCGGGCCGTCGACGAGATCATGAAGGGCTACGACACGCCAGACATGATCCAGAAGATAAAGGAGCGCTACTGGCGCTTCGATGGGAATAGCTACCAGAAGACCTGTGAAATCCTGGTCTACCCGGATGCCTCAGGTGATTCGCGCAAGTCGGTGAACGCCAGCACGACCGATCTGGCCCTGCTCAAGCAGGCCGGGTTCCAGGTCAAGGCGCCTTCCGCCAACCCGCCAGTCAAGGATCGGGTGAACGCGATGAACGCGATGTTCTGCAATGCCAACGGCGAGCGACGCTACCTGGTGAATGCAGATCGCTGCCCGACCTATGCAGACTGCCTTGAGCAGCAGGTGTGGGGCGAGAACGGCGAGCCGGACAAATCACAGGGTGCCGACCACGCGAACGACGCTGGTGGCTACTTCATCCACAACCAATTCCCGATTGTCCGCCGCGTTGCAGTGGCGACCCAACTACGAGTCTGAGCATGGCCAACGACCCGAGCACCGTCAGTCCTGCCGTCGAGGCAATGCGCCAGGATTGGGCTGTCGTGGACGCTCTCATGGGCGGCACAAAGGCCATGCGGGCTGCTGGAACCCTGTTCTTGCCCAAGTTCCCGAAAGAGAACGATCAGGACTACAAGGATCGGCTGAATCGCTCCACGCTGCTGCCTGCATACAGCGAGACGATCAAGAACAACACCGGCCGCGTCTTCGCCGAGCCGATCAGCCTGAACGACGACGTACCGGACGATATCGCCGAGTACACCGAGAACATCGACCTCCAGGGCAACAACCTGCAGGTGTGGTCCCAGTCGTTCTTCAGCAACGGTCTGGATAAGGGCCTTTGCCACGTACTCGTGGACTACCCTCCGACCGTCGATGAAGCCGGGCAGCAGCTCTATCCGACCAAGGAAGCCGAGATCAAGGCTTCCGTGCGCCCATACGCGATAACCATTCGCTCGAGCCAGGTCATCGGCTGGAAGTCATCGGTAGTAAATGGCGCCGAAGTCCTAACGCAGTTCCGGTACATGGAAGCTGTGGAAGAGGATGACCCCGAGAACTCTTTCGTGACCGTCTGCATCCCGCAGATTCGCGTGCTTGAGCCGGGATTATGGCAGACCTATCGGAAGCAGCGCGGGTCAGATGGGAAGGATGTCTGGGTGCTGCAGGCCGAGGGTAAGACCTCCCTCGATATCATCCCACTGGTGACCTTCTACACCAACCGCACTGGCTTCATGACCGCCACGCCTCCCCTGATGGAGGTTGCGCACCTCAACGTGAAGCACTGGCAGAGCCAGAGCGATCAGGACAACATCCTGCACGTCGCGCGCGTTCCAATGCTGGCTGTGATTGGAGTTGAAGCACCGTCTCAGGACGGCCAGCCCGGAAACGAGATCACCATCGGCACCAATGCGGCGATGTACCTGCCAACTGGCGGCGACATGAAGTTCGTGGAGCACTCCGGCAAGGCCATCGATGCCGGCCGGCAGTCGCTGCTAGACCTCGAAGACCAGATGCGCATGGCCGGCGCCAAGCTGCTCCAGAAGGAGAAGCAGGCGACCAAGACTGCGGCACAGGCCGAGGAAGAGGCGGCACAGGAACTGAGCCCGCTGGAAACCATGGCCGGTTCGTTCGAGGACGCCATTGACCAGGTGCTGCAGTACTTCGCCATGTGGATGGGCGTGGAAGAGGGTGGTCACTGCGAGATCAACGGCAACTTTGACGTCGACTACGCGCCTGAAACTACCTTGCCGCTGCTCAAGAGCATGACCGACTCTGGCTACCTTTCTGAGCAGACCCTGTTCCGCGAGGTGCAGCGCCGTGGCGTTATCAGTGGTGACCTCGATTGGGATGAGGAGAAGCAACGCATCGCCGATCAGGGGCCTTCGTTAGGAGCATTGTGATGACGAGCAAAATCGTACTCGGCCAGGAACTTGGGATGCGCCTTCTGCAGGCTCTCGGCGTATCCACCGATGGTGTCACGGCGCTGGCTATCCGCTGTGTGCCGAATGAAGCTGCTGTAGTTGAAGTGACCTCCACCATCAGCCTTGAGCATATCGATGGTGTTGAAGACGTTCTGAAGCTCTACAGCCTTATTCCAGCTGCTGGCAACGATGCCAACAGTCAATGAGATCATCCAGGACGAGTCGGTCGCACACGCCGTCTCGCTGCAGCAGTACAGCCTCGGCGTCGTTCGCAAGATCATCGCCACGCTGAACCGCTCGGATGCCCGGCTGATGGTCGCGCTGGCTGAAGCGCTGGATCGGATGCCGGCCGAGTCGTTCACGGTAGAGCGCCTTGAATCGCTGCTGGCTTCTGTTCGCGAGGTGAATGCGGCTGCATACGCCCAGGTTGCGCAGGAGCTCGGCAAGGAGCTGAAGGATCTCGCCAGCTACGAGCTGAACTGGCAGTACCAACTGTTCCAGACCACGATTCCGGCGCCTGTTCAGGTTCACTTCCCGATTGCGCAGGTCACGGTAGAGCAGGCCTACGCAGCGGCTATGTCGCGGCCTTTCCAGGGGCGTCTGCTGCGTGACTGGGCGTCGACCATCGAAGCCGACCGCCTGGCCAAGGTGCGCAACGCTGTGCGCCAGGGCTATATGGAAGGCAAGACGGTAGCGCAGATCGTCAGCGAGATTCGCGGTACTCGGGCGAACAATTACGCAGACGGCTTCCTGCAGCGGCCTCGCAAGGATCTAGAAACGGTGGTCCGCACGGCCATCAGCCACACCGCTGCAACGGCACGGCAAGAGTTCACCTCGGCCAATAGCGACATAATCAAGGCCGAGCGCTGGGTAAGCACGCTGGACACGAAGACTTCGGCTCAGTGCCGCATTCGTGACCAACTGCAGTACACCGCCGAGACGCACAAGCCTATCGGTCACCGAATTCCCTGGCTTCAAGGCCCGGGCAAGCTTCACTTCAACTGCCGGTCTACGAGCTCGCCGGTCACGAAGTCCTGGCGCGAGCTTGGCATTCCCATCGACGAGATGACGCCCTCGCAGCGCGCATCGATGGACGGCCAGGTTCCGGCCGATCAGGATTACAACCAGTGGCTGAGCAAGCAGTCAGACGCTCGCATTGAGCAGGTTCTTGGGCCTGAGCGCTTCAAGCTGTACAAGTCAGGCGGCATCAAGCTTGACGACTTCTACAGCCCAACCGGACAGTGGTACACCATCGAGCAGTTGCAGCGACGGGACGAGGCTGCGTTCTCGCGAATTGCGGCGTAGGATGAAGGCCTAATCGGAGGTCTTCATGGCTGACAGAAAATGTCCTGAATGCGGTCGCATGCTGGTGGTAGATACGTCACGCGAGCCGTATCGCTGGTGTTGCCCGCCATGCGAAGAGAATCAAATCCCTACTACGGGAATAGCATCGTGGCAACCGAAGGTTTTGCCACAAAGCGCGCATCATGTAGTTCGCGTATCACATGACTGACCGCCCAAAGCTCCACGTAATCCAAGGCTCACCGGCAACTGATACACCTCAGGAGCAGGTCCGCAAGCGCGTGCGCAAGGCTGAGAAGCCGGCCGAGATGGTCCAGTGCCATCGCTGTGGAGGCCGCGAGGTCATAGAGACCAAGATCGGCGTCATGATCAAGAACGGCAAGCCCTCCGGAGGCACCAAGCAGCTGCTTTGCGCGCTGTGCTTCATGAAGGGCGAACGAGTGGTGATTGGATGACTGATGCGACCATTGGCGAACTGGTAAAGCTGGCTAACGAGCTCTACCAAGAAGGTTACATGTGCGGCATCAGCGGTTCGGACGCCGACACATGGCTTGAAGCTTGGGCAACTGCCATGCAGCGAGTTGCTCAAGGTGAGCAGTACGACCCGGATCTCGTGTACGAGATCTTCAAGAAGCTATCAGGTGATCCTGAGTAGGTCATAGAGAACACCAAAAGCCCGCCACTGAGCGGGCTTTTTCTTTCCAGCCTCGGCAATGCCGGGGCTTTTTTATGCCTGCTCGGTGGATACCGACTGGCGAATAGCGGCGGATGCCGCATGCGACGGCCGGATGGCCTAGGAGCAACCAGTGAAGTTGAAACTCGACGATCAAGGCCATGTTGTTGTTCAGGATGGCAAGCCGGTTTACGTGCACGACGATGGCAAGGAGGTCGCGTTTGACGCCCCTGGCACCGTCTCCACGATCTCTCGCCTGAATGGCGAGGCCAAGTCCCACCGTGAGCGCGCAGAAGCAGCAGAGCAGGCCCTGAAGGGCTTCGAAGGCATCACCGATCCGGCTGCCGCGCTGAAAGCTCTCTCGACCGTCAAGAACCTGGACGACAAGCGCCTGGTTGACGCTGGCGAGGTTGAGAAGGTGAAGGCCGAGGCCATCAAGGCCATCGAAGACCGCTACGCCCCAATGGTGAAGGAGAACGAGACCCTGAAGGGTCAGCTCAACAGCCATCTGATCGGCGGCGCGTTTGCCTCCTCCAAGTTCATCGCCGAGAAGTTCGCCGCAGAAGGCCCGGCAGGCGTCGAGATCGCCCGCGCCTTGTTCGGCAACAGCCTCAAGGTCGAGGACGGCAAGGTCGTCGGCTATGACGCCCAAGGCAACAAGCTCTACTCCCGCGCACGCCCGGGCGAGCTGGCATCGGCCGAGGAAGCAATCGAGCTTCTGGTCGACTCATACCCCCACAAGAACAGCATTCTCAAGGGCTCCGGCGCGAACGGCGGCGGGGCTGGTCATGGCGGCGGCAATGGTGGCGGCAAGAAAACCATGTCCCGCGAACAGTTCAATCAGGTCGATCCCGCCATGCGGGCTCAGTTCCTGAAAGAAGGCGGCACGCTCACTGAGTGATGCCCTATCACTGCCGGTGCCCGGATGGGGATCGGTGCTTGGGTCGGATGGCCCGGAAGTCTGAAAACTCAATCATCGATCTAGGAGTACCACCATGAGCAACACCCTCACTAGCCTGATCCCCGACATCTACAACGCCCTGGACGTTGTGTCGCGCGAACTGGTCGGCTTCATCCCGGCCGTTTCCAGCGACATGACCTACGAGCGCGCCGCTGTCGGCCAGACCGTACGTTCCCCGGTAGCTCCGGCTTCCACCGCAAGCGACATCACCCCGGCCGTGACCCCGCCGAACGACGGTGATCAGACCATCGGCAATGTGTCGATGACCATCACCAAAGCTCGCCGTGTGCCGGTGCGCTGGAACGGTGAAGAGAAGCGCGGCCTGGACAATAACGGCGCATCCTTCAACGTCATCTTCCGCGACCAGATGGCTCAGGCCATGCGTACTCTGGTCAACGAGGTTGAAGCCGACCTGGCAGCCCTGCACAACAAGGCTTCCCGCGCCTACGGCACTGCCGGCACCACCCCGTTCGCCAGCAACCTGTCGGATACCGCCAACGTCCGCAAGATCCTCGCTGACAACGGCGCTCCGATGAGCGACCTGCAGATGGTGATCGACACCTCGGCCGGCGCCAACATGCGCACCCTGACCCAGCTGTCGAAGGCCAACGAGGCCAACGATGACAACCTGCTGCGTCGTGGTGTGCTGCTGGACGTGCATGGCTTCGCCATTCGCGAGTCTGCCCAGGTGAAGACCTTCACCGCTGGTACCGGTGCATCCGCCACCACCAACGCTGCAGGCTACGCCGTCGGCGCAACATCCATCACCCTGGCCTCGGCTGGCACCGGCACCATCCTCGCTGGTGACTTCATCACCTTCGCAGGTGACACCAACAAGTACCAGGTTGTGACCGGCGACACCGATGTGTCCAACGGCGGCACCATCGTGCTGGCTGCTCCTGGTCTGCGCAAAGCCATTCCGGCCGCTGCAACCAACATCACCGTCATCGCCACTTCCGTGCGCAACATGGCCTTCGCCCGCTCGGCGATTGCTCTGGCAACCCGCGCACCGGCTCTGCCGCCGCAAGGTGACAGTGCTGTCGACCGTCAGATCATCACCGATCCGGTGAGCGGCCTGTCGTTCGAAGTCGCCATGTACGCCCAGTACCGCCAGATGCAGTACGAAGTGTCCCTGGCATGGGGCTGCGCTGCCGTGAAGACCGAGCACATGGCTGTTCTGCTCGGCTGACCCTGATAGCCGGGGCCTTCGGGCTCCGGCCTTCTCTGGAGAGAACGATGAGCGTGATCAAGGTTAAACCTTGGGGTAAGGATCAGGGCGACTACGTGCTGATCAACGAAGAAGACTTCAACGCTGAGGTGCACGAGCTGCTCGACGCGCCCGCGGAGAAAGCCAAGCCAGGCCGCAAGGCGAAGACCGAGCAACCCACCGACGCGCCCGCGGAGTAAGCCATGAGCTTGGTGATCGAGAATGGTTCTGTCGTGGACGGCGCCGATAGCTTCGCCACGGCTGCCGAACTGGTCACCTATGCCGCGAACTTCGGCAGGACGATTCCAGCTGACACTGCCGCCCAGGAGTCACTTCTGCGCCGTGCCGCACTGCAGATGAGTGCGATGAACTGGAAGGGCGGATTGGTCAGCGAACTGCAGACCCTTTCCTGGCCTCGTGTGGACGTCTACCGCGAGAACTGGCTTGTTCCTTCGAACGCCATTCCTTCGCAGATCAAGGCGGGGCAGATGGCCTTGGCCACCGAGGTGTATGCGGATGACTTGGCGCCCCCTGAGCTGAAGAAGGGCGCAGTCACCAAGGAACGAGTGGAGGGTGCGGTAGAGCGGCAGTACGCCGAGGCGCAGAGCTACGTGTCGCGTCCAGCAGCTACCCGCCAGTCATACGCCCAGTTCGGCCCATTCCTGGAGTCGTCCAACCAGGTGAAGATGGTGCGCGGTTGATGGCCTTCTACGACGAAATGGCCGATATGGCTCTGGAGATGCTGGCCGAATTCGGTCGCACAATCTCGCTGAGCCGTACCGTTGGCGGCGACTACGACCCGGACACCGGGACGTCTGGCGGAACGACTGAAACCCAGGACGCCACTGTCGTGATCCTGCCTGCCAGCAACGGCACGGTGCAGGCCTTCGACATCCGCTACGAGAACGGCACGCTGATCGAGCAGAACCTGCGGGCTCTGACGATTGCGGCCAAGGATCTTGCCTGGGTGCCAATTGCCGGCGACAAGGCAACTTTCGACGGCTCTGACTGGACCTTCATCGGTTGCACCCCAGTGAACCCTGCCGGGACGCCAGTCGTCTACAAGGCCGCGGTGAAGCGATGAGCTTCGCGCTGGACATCAGCCGCTTCTGCGAGAAAGCCAAGGGCAATGCAGAGCTGGTGGTGCGCAAGATCGCAATCGATGTCCTGGCATCAGTGGTCGATAAATCGCCGGTCGGCAATCCAGAGCTATGGGCCGATCCATCAGCTGGAGCTGGGTACGTTGGCGGCCGGTTCCGCGGCAACTGGCAGGTCAGCTTCGACCTTCCTTCAGCCGGCGAAACTGGCAGGATCGACAAGGACGGCGGCCAGACCAAGCAGGCTGGTTCAGCTGTCATCCAAACCTATTCCACGGGCGTCGGCAGCATCTACCTGATGAACAACGTACCGTATGCCCAGCGCCTCGAATACGGCTGGTCCGGCCAGGCACCACAGGGCGTCGTCCGCATCACCGTCGCCGAGTTCTATGCCTTCGTGCGCAAGGCCGTAGAGGAGCTTCCAGATTGAGCGAGAAGATCATCCGGTCGATCTATGAGGCGCGACTGAAAGCATGGGCGGCAGCGCGCTCGCCAGCCCTTCGCATTGCCTACCAGAACACCAAGTTCACGCCAAACAGCGGCGAGACGTATCTAGCCTGCTACCTGCTTCCGGCAAAAACACAATCGCTCGATATGGAAGGCGTCCACAAGGCCTTCACAGGTGTATTCCAGATCAACATCGTGGTTCCGGCTGATTCCAGCCTGGTACCAGCAAGTGGCATCGCTGAAGAACTGCAGGCTCTGTTCCCTAACAACCTAGGGATTACCAAGAATGGTCTGACCTCATACGTCAGAAGCCCTTGCGCCGTCGCAGATGACCAGCAAGACACCAACACCGCAACCGTACCCGTCTGGTTCAACTACCGAGCCGACACCCCGTAATCGCCCGTTCGGGCGCATCCAGAACCCCGCCATGTGCGGGGTTTTTCATTTCCAGAAGAGGAAAACACCATGGGCTTCCGTCTCCCGAACGGCTCGACGATGGACCTGGCACAGACCTATGCCACTTCCAAGCCGATCACGACCATCACCAATGCCAGCCCGGCCATCGTTAGCTCTACCGGCCACGGTTACACCAACGGCGACTATGTGGAGGTGACCTCCGGCTGGCTCGGCCTGAATGGCCGGATCTTCCGCGTCGCCTCGTCGACTACCGACAGCTACGCGTTGGAAGGCACCGACACCACTGACACCACCCGCTATCCGGCAGGCACTGGCGGCGGCTCTACCCGCAAGATCACCGCCTGGGTGCAGATCTCGCAGATCACTGACGTGCAGCCGAGCGGCGGCGAACAGCAGTTCTATCAGTTCGGCTTCCTGGAAGAGAACGATGACCGCCAACTGCCGACCACCCGCAGCCCGATGACCCTCACCCTGACTGTGGCAGATGACCCGAGCCAGGCATACGTGGCCGTGGCAGAGGCTGCAGATCAGCGCCGCACCCCGAACGGCCTGCGTCTGAACCTCGCCGATGGCGTGTCGAAGATCGTCTACAACGGCTACACCACCATCAGCGAGACTCCTGCGCTCACTCGCAACCAGCTGATGACCCGCACGATCACCTTCTCCCTGTCGGGCCGCCCGGTCCGCTACAACGCCTAAGGAGCGCTGAATGAGTAAGGTTAAGTTCGTGCTTGACCCGGCGCCGACCTTCAAGGCCACGGTGAACATCCCGGTGCATGGGGGCGAAACCGCCCCCGTCGTCTTCGAGTTCAAGCACCGCGATCGTGACGCATTGGAGGAATTCACCAAGGGAGTTGGTGATCGACCGGTGGAGGAGTCTGTTCTCGAAGTCGCCGTAGGTTGGGATCTGGAAGATCCCTTCGACGCCGAGTCGGTCAAGAAGCTCTGCAAGAACTACATGGGCGCCCCCAACGCCATCGCGGACACCTACTACCGCGAGATCTACCAGCGCCGCCTGGGAAACTGACCAAGGCGGCCGAAGCCCTCTACGAACCAGGATTGGATCTAGAGGCTATGGCCGCCTTCGGGCTCAGCGAAGACGACTACGACGACGCGATCCCCACCATCAAGGTCTGGCCAGACAACTGGCTGCCCATCCGCGTCTTCCAGTCCCTCAGCACTCAATGGCGTACCGGGATGTCCGGCCCAACGGGCCTCGACTACGCCGTCCTCCCAGCAGTCATGCAGCTTGAAGGCGTCCGTAGGAAGGATCGAGCGGACCTCTTCGACTGTGTACGCGCCATGGAAGGCGCTGCTCTCTCTGTGATCCACAAGAAGGATTAACCAATGGCCAATGACATTGCCTCGCTTGGCATTGAGGTCAAGACGGACAGCGTTAAAACCGCTGCTGATGATCTTGAGCGCCTGAACCAGGCCGGCGCGCAGACCGAGCAAGCTGCGACGCGCGCTGGCAATGCATGGACTCAGGCTGCTTCAAAGATGAGCCAAGCCGGAGCACCGGCCGAGCGGATGTCGAAGTCCTTTGGAAAGGGCACGGAGGAGATAAAGTCTCAGCAGCAAGAGCTTGCAAAACTGCTTGGGAAAATCGACCCGGTGGTTGCTGCCCTAGGCCGCCTAGACAATATGGAAGAGCAGCTGCGCAAACATGCAGCGAGCGGGCTTCTCCCGAAGGATGACTTCACGGAGTACTCCCAGAAAATCCAAGTTATGCGCAACAGCCTGGGGAATGCTGATGAGCAGATAGCGCGGACTGGCAATTCGGCGAAGCAAACCGCAGCAGCTCTTCGAATGTTGCCGGCTCAGTTCAGCGATATCGCCGTGAGCCTGCAGGCCGGTCAGTCGCCGTTCCAAGTCCTGCTTCAGCAGGGCAGCCAGATTAAAGACTCGTTCGGCGGAATTGGGCCTGCGCTGGCGTCCACCGGCCGATATGCCCTGTCGCTGGTCAATCCATTCACGGTTGCTGCTGCAGCGGTTACTGCACTGGCTCTGGCCTACAAGCAGGGTAGCGATGAGCAGACCGCATTCGACAAGGCCATAATTCAGAGCGGAAACATCGCCGGCGCCACGTCCTCCAGCCTGGCAGCCATGGCCAAGTCGATTTCGACAACGGTTGGCACCACCCGTGAGGCTGCTGCTGCGCTGACGGAGTTCGTTCAATCCGGCAAGTTCACTGGCGACCAGCTTCAGGAGATGACCACTGCCGCGGCTGCATGGGAGAACGCTACCGGACGCGCTGTATCCGACACCATCGCAGAATTCGCAAAGCTTGCTGACGACCCGGTAAAGGCCGCCGCGCAGCTCAACGATGAGTACCACTTCCTCACGGCCGCGGTTTACGAGCAGATCACCGCCCTGGAGAAACAGGGGAACACGGAAGAGGCTGCTGCGCTAGCACAGAAGGCCTACGCCGACGCCCTGCGTGATCGCTCCACCCAGGTGATCCAGAGCCTGGGGTACATCGAAACAGCCTGGAAGAACATCAAGGAAGGCGCCGCGTCTGCGTGGGATGCAATGCTCGGCGTTGGTCGTGAGCAGACTCCGCAGCAGCGTCTGGAGGAACTGAATAAGCCAGCCGGTTTCGATCAGAAGGGATTTTTTACCAGCGGTGCCATGTTCGGTCCGCTCGGCGCTCTGTACAACAGCTACAAGCAGTTCGACGCGGCTACCACTCCTGAAGAAGACCGCCGGCAGGAGAAAGCCTTCCTAGAGCAGCAGCTGGCTACCAAGGAGGCTATCGCAAAGGCTCAGGGCCTCTATGCAGAGGAGCAGAAGAAGGGCATTGATGCCCAGCGCGAAGTCGACTCCATCGAGAAGCAGTTCCTGACCAACGCCGAGAAGCGGAACAAGGAGATCAAGGAGTACCGCCGGCAGCTCGACGATATCCGCAAGGCGAACCCGAACGATGCTCGCCTGGACGAGGACCGGATCGCCAAGAACATCGCCAACATCGAGGCGAAGTACAAGGACCCGAAGACTCCGAAGACCAAGGCGTACCGCGACGATGAGGCAACGCGCCTGCTGCTTACCCTGCAGCAACAGGAAGCCAGCCTGAGTGAGCAGCTCAACGTCGACACCAAGCTGTCCGAGTCGAAGAAGCAGCAGATCAAGTTCGAGCAACTGATCGCCGACCTGAAGACCAAGGACATCCTGACCGCTGACCAGAAGTCGCTGCTGGCCAACCAGGATGCGATCAGCGCGCAGCTTGAGAAGAACTCTCAACTCGATGCGGAGATCACTAAGCGCAAGGAGCTCCTGAAGCTTCAGTCGTTCAAAGGTGGCCTTGATCAAACCCTGCAGAGCGAAGCCCAGGGTTACGAAGAGTCGCGCGCCGGCGAAGGTCTGGGCAAGCTGCAGCGCCAGGAGCTACGTGATCGCCTTCGCATCCAGCGGGACTATCAGCGCCAGGTGTTCCAGCTGCAGACGCAGCAGGGGAGTATCAGCCAGGATCTGATGGACAAGGAGACGAAGGCGCTTGAGGACAACCTCAACAAGCGCTTGAAGCTCAACGAAGACCATTACGATCAACTGGCGCAGGATCAGGAAAGCTTCTCTAAAGGAGCGAAAGACGCCTTCTCGGAATACCTGGATAACGCAAGAGACATCGCCGGCGCCACGAAGAACCTCGTCGGCGACGCGATGCAGGGCTTTACCAAGGGAGTCAGCGACAGCATTGGCCAGGCCATCGTCCAGGGAGATGACCTGCGAGAGTCGCTCTCCAACGTTGCGCAGACTATCGAAACTCAGCTCATCTCCGCCTTGATTCAACTTGGCGTTCAGTACGCGGTCAACGCCTCGATTGGTCAGTCAGTCGGAGCAGCAGCTACCGCAGCGTCCGCAACTATGGCGGCAGCGACTGCAGTTGCCTGGGCTCCTGCTGCAGCCCTTGCGTCACTCGCATCCTTTGGCGGCAACGCCGCGCCTGCGGCTGTAGCGCTTACCGGAACCGCAACACTCGCAGAGTCGATCGCTGCTGCCTCAGCTCTTGGCGGGTTCAAGGATGGCGGATTCACCGGCTCCGGCAATCCATTCGACGTAGCAGGCGTAGTCCACAAGGGTGAGTACGTCATGACGGCTGACACCGTGAACCGTCTTGGTGTGAACACCCTTGACGCAGTGCAGAAGGCTGGAACTTGGGCTGCTGCAGTGCCAGCCGCTAACGACTCTTCGGCCGCTGCGCCAGGCCAGCGTCGCGTGGCGGCAAGCGGTAACAACTACCACATCACCGTCAACCAGCCGAACGTCACGAACGCCACAGAGGCCCGCAAGTCTAGCATGGCGGCTCGTCGTGAGATCGGCATGCTCGTTCAGGGCACCTGGAGAGCCATGTAATGGCAGGATTCATCGAGGAGCGGTTCCCCGAGGACATCGAGTACGGAAGCGGCTTCGCGACCAAGTTCGCCGCGGAGATCATCAACACCGCCGGCGGGAACGAGTACCGTGCGCTGCGCCACCCATACCTGCAGGCATCCCTGGATGTGGACTTCACTCGCCAGCGGGATGACGTCATCAAGCGCATCGTTGACCTGAACATGCGTGCAGGTGGCACATATCGTGGCTTCCGTGTGAAAAACTACATGGATTTCTCGACGAACTTCTACCGCGGCAACCCGACGCCGTTCGACCAGTCGATGCTGCTCACGAGCGGCACCACCTACCAGATCATGCGCTGGTATGGCACTTCCTCCGATCCTGAGTGCTCGCGCCGGCGCATTCGCAAGCCAGTGAGTGGAACCGTACAGGTTGGCGTAGGTGGCACCACCTATCCGCCTGGCATGTACTCCGTCGACTACACCACCGGCCTTGTCACGCTCAACGCCAACAAGACCGGGGCGATCACTGGGATAACAAAGGGCTCCACGACCGTCATCACGGTCGCCAACTCCATGGCAGTGGGTGAGAGCGTGGTGATCAATGGCTGCGCAGGCATGGTGGAGATCAACGGCCGGCGCGCGACGATCACGGCGCGCACATCCGGCACGATCACCGTGGCCATCAACTCCACCACATTCACCAACTACACCAGCGGCGGAACGGTCAATACCGCGCCTCAGTCGCCCGAGTCGGTCACGGCCGGCTGCCTCTTCGACATCCCTATGCGCTTCGATGCCGATCTTTCCGGCACCTTCACCAGCTACGGAATCCTCGGCGTCTCTGGCGTCGGCCTGTCCGAAATCCTCAACCCGTAAGGACCTCTATGAAACCACACGTCGCTGACTGGTCGACGCGGACGTACTGCGGGCGCCTCGTAGCAGAGGACGGTACCACCGTAAGACTGGCGGCCTACCCAGTCGATCTGGTCATGGGAAATGGCAGCGTCTATGCCACGGAGTCCGGCTATGACTTCAGCGGCTTGGATTCGACCGATAACACGTCACCTTCAAGTGTTGACCTCAATGGCATTCTGAATCACGGCGTAACGCGGGATCAGCTCCAAAGCGGAGTGTTCGATAACGCACGGTTCTACATCTTCGCCACATCATGGAAGAACCCCATTGAGGACGAGGAGCCGATCGGCGTCCTCACCCTCGGTAAGACAGAGTTCGGCGACACGACCTACAAGACGGAAATGATGGGGCTTGTCGATGCGCTGAATCAGACTGTCGGGCCGATCTATACGCCGCAGTGCCAGAGCGAACTGTTTGACCTCCGGCAGTTGGGCGACTTGACACTCATAGCTACCGATCGCAGCAGTTGCATAGGCCCTCGGGGGAGCCCCGATGGCCCTGACATCAATACCTACAAGGTCGCTGGCACGGTGACTGCGGTGACGAGCCAATACCAGTTCCAAGACTCCGCAAGGAGTGAGGCTGACGGCTGGTTCGCCTGGGGGCAGATTAGATTCCTGACAGGCGCAAACGCCGGGTTACGGCCGCAGCAAATCAAGATATCCACTGCCGGCGGCCAGATCATCTGCTACGAGCCGTTCTATTACCCAATCGCCATTGGTGACCAATACGAAATGATACCTGGCTGCATGAAGCGGTTCATGGCTGACTGCGTCGGGAAGTATGGCAATGGGATCAACTTCAACGGCCATCCGCACATGCCTACGCCATCCCAATCTGGCCAGGTAGGGAGGGGGACATGATCGGCGATGACGTCATTCGCGCTGCCCTTGAGGCAGAGGGAACCCCATTCAAGCACCAGGGCCGCGTCTTGGGCCGTGGCATGGACTGCGCTGGTCTGTTCGTCTTCGTCTGCCAGCAGCTGGGTATTCCGCACCAGGATGCGGTGGGTTATCCGCGTACGCCGTTCGGCGGCGAACTTGAGCGGCAGCTTGATGCGCAGCCTTCCTTGCGGCGCGTGCCGAAGGAACAAGCCAGGAAGGGAGACATTCTCGTCATGAGGATGACCCAGGCGCCCCAGCACATCACCTTCCACGCCGGCGAGTATCGCGGCCATCCCTATGTCATCCATGCCAGCGAAATGCACGGCAAGGTCTGTCTCCACCGACTCGACTCCGACTGGTTCGGTAGGGTTGTGCTGGCCTATCGTTTCGAGGTGAATGAATGAGCCTAAGCGCGCAGATATTCGGCCGCGACTCCCTCATCCACCGGGCGACCAATATTCTTGGACTGGGCATCCCCAGTTGGCTTGACCGCAAGTTCGGGCCGAAGGAGATGGTCACCCAAGTCGGCAAGACCGATACCGCATTTCAGGGCAGCGACTACGGCGGCAGCATCCCCAGGAAGTACGGCACGTTCGGCATGTCTGGCAGCCAGATCGTCTACATGGAGAACAACAAGCTCAAGGAGAAGATCAAGCGCAAGAAGTCTGGAGGGAAGGGTGGTAGCAACCAGGTCGTCGAGACCTACAGTTATTTCGCGACCTTCGCGCTGATGCTTTGCCAGGGACAGTCTGCCGCGGTGCGCCGGATCTGGTGTTCCGACAAGCTGATCTACAACGCCGGCAGCGATGACCTGGAGACCATCATCGCCAGCAACCAGCGCGCCAAAGGCTGGAAGCTATACCACGGCACCGATGACCAGATGCCGGACCCTCGCTATGAGGCTGAATACGGCGTCGGGAATGTCCCGGCTTTCCGGAACTACACATACATCGCTTTCTACGACTTCGCCCTGAAGGATTTCGGAAACTCTTTGCAGGCAGCGCAATTCAAGGTTGAGCTGGTTCAGTACGTAGACACGGCGCCGGCTCTGGTTGCGCAATACACCGACCCGTTTATCAGCAAGGGCAGTACCTCCTTCCTGCCGAAGCCGTATTTCATTAGTGAGGAGAAAATCGTTTTCTATGCACCCCAATGGGACGCTGTTTACCCTCCGACTTCTTCCTGGATGGTTTACGAGTACTACACCTCGGGCCTCGTGCGCACATACTCCACCGGCCTGGTGACGTCGCCAGGCGTGCCTCCAAATGGCGACACTGACGTGGAAGGTGAGGCCTGGAAGGATTCCTCTGATGTGTTCTCCGTGTCCGGTGCTTTCGCCGGCCCGAACGGCTACATGCAGCGGCGCGGGAATGTCTACGCGGGTATAACGCCTACTCAGCTGCGCGCGAAGCAACTCCTCGGCGTCACGAGCGTGGAGTCGTTTGTTGATGTGGCGGCGTATTGCTTTGCCATCGTCGGCGATCTCATTTACCTAGTAACGGCAACTGGCATCACTATCTACACCGCTGGTCTATCTGTCGTCAGCAACCACCCGCTGGCCCTGCCAGCACTTGGCTTCCCAAATTCGCGGATGGAGTTCAGCGACGGAGCGTTCTACCTCTACAACGGTCAGTACCTGGTCTACCGAATCAGCGGTGACCTGTCATCGATCGAGCAGATTGCCGACCTGACAGGGATTTACACAGGCATCCAGACTTATTATTCGATCTCGCTGCACATGTCCTCGGGCGTCGTGGTCTATGCGAACCCGGAGAACTTGTCACAGACGATCTCAGTTAACTGGTTCAACCTGCAGGAAATGACGACCATCCGGCCAACACTGGCGGATGTAGTGGAGAAGGAGTGCTCTCTGTCGTCGCTGATCAAACCTTCCGATCTTGATCTTTCCCTGCTTACCCAGGAGATAACGGGCTACAGGGTTCCTGGTGGCGAGATCCGCGGTGCAATCGAGCCATTGCAGGAGGCCTACCAGTTCGATTGGGTAATGTCTGGGTACAAGCTGAAGGCAGTTCCGCGTGGCCAGGCGCCAGTGATGAGCATCCCGTGGACTGATCTCGCAGCGACAGACTCCGACGAAATTGGTGATTCCCTTCCTTCCACCCGGGAGATGGATACCGAGCTTCCCCAGAGGGTGACCATCACCGCTGTAAGCCAGGTTCGGGAATATGCGTCCACCACCCAGTCCAGGGAGCGAGCCGCTACCGCGTCGGTCAACGTTGAGGAGCTCAAGCTCGACCTGGTGCTGTCCGACGATGAGGTTGCGCAGATGGCTGATCGTCGGCTGTTTCTGGCTTGGCTCGGGCGCAACGACCGAAGCATTTCCTTGCCGCCAACCTATCAGGCGCTTGAGGCGACGGACGTGGTCGCAGTGCAGACCAAGTTCGGCAACTTTGAGCTTCGCCTGACGGGCGTCACGTACGAGGCAGATGGCCGACTGACCTGCACCGCCAAGGATGAAAACGCAGCGGTGTACATCAGCACGGCGGCGGGATCGCCGGCGCCAGGTCCTGACGGAACGATCGGCCTGCCTGGCCCCTCGCTGTGGGTTGCTCTCGACATCCCGGTCGTAGACGAGACCATTCAGAACAGCGCTGGTATTGGTACTGCTGCAGCTGGCTACACGAACGGTTGGCCAGGCGCGATCTTGGTCAGTTCGACCGATGGCGGGCAGACCTATTCCGAGGTTCAGGCATACAACGGCAGCAGCACGCTCGGCTGGGCGCGAAACTCGCTGAGCTCGAACACAGGCGCCCTGGTTGACCAGACAAAGCTGACTGTCGACTTCATGGGTGGCGAGCCGGAAAGCATCACCTTCGACCAGATGGTGGCTGGTGCGAACTATGCGGCCTATGGCAACGACGGACGCTGGGAGATTGTCCGCTTCATGAATGCCGTCTTGCAGTCTGACGGTTCCTACGTCATCAGCGGTTTTGTCCGCGGCGACAAGGGCACGGAGTGGGCGACCGGTACGCACATCCTGGGTGACTACTTCATCCTGCTGGATGATCCGGACAACGTGTTCGTCGGGTTGCCGGTGGAGAGCATTGGCTTACAGCGGCTGTACCGCGCTGTGACCGAAGGCGCCGACATCGACACGGCCAGCGACGTTCCGTTCACCTATCGCGGCGTGAACCTGCGCCCGCTCCCGGCAACTGCACCGGTTGGGGTGCGCAACGGCTCGGGCGATCTGACCGCGTCGTGGACTCGGCGCACTCGTCTCAGTTCCACCTGGTGGTGGACTGGGATCGTTGCGCCAGTGGGAGAGGCCTCAGAGTCCTATGAGGTTGATGTCATGTCCGGCACCACCGTGAAGCGGACGATCACCAGCACAAGCCCATCGATCACCTATACCGCCGCCCAGCAGACGACAGACTTCGGCTCTGCGCAGGCCTCTATCAAGCTCCGTATCTATCAGCTGTCGACCACGGTAGGTCGTGGAACTCCGCTGGAGGTGACCCTTTGAGTACAACTCCCAAGCAGGGCCTGACGGAACTGCAGAACAACGCTGGCCAGTACCTGGTGGTAAACCTCGACCTGGCCACTATCGACCAGCTCCTGGCACCCGCTATCGTCGACAAGGACCTGACGGCAGCGCCAGGCAGTCCAGCAGACGGGGCCATGTACATCATGGCATCGGCCTGGACGGGGGTCACGCTGACGCCTGGCTCAATCGCGGCAGCGGCCGGCTACCTGATCTTCTGGCGAAACTCCGCTAACGCCTGGACGGTGATGAAGCCAATCGTCGGCCAGCCGGTGCGCGTTCTTGATGAAGTCGACGCCAATAGCGTGCCCAAGATCTACGTATGCAAGACGACTGGTGCTACTGCGACCTGGTCGGTACCGGAGGGCTCGCTGACCAACCCGATGACGACTTCCGGCGACATTATCGTTGGCGGTGCGAGCGGCACTCCTGCCCGCCTGGGAATTGGAGCAAATGGCACGGTTCTTACCTCTAATGGAACTGCGGCAAGTTGGCAAACTCCATCAGGGGCGGGAGGAGGTCTCACGCTGACTTCGAAGTCAGTGGACTACACGCTTGTTCTGGGTGATGCCAACAACGGGTTCCTACATCCATCCGCAGATACTACTGGGCGTACCTGGACGATCCCAGCGAACGCATCGGTAGCCTTCCCGGTCGGTACTGCCATCTCCTTCGTAAACCAGAACTCTGCTGGCGCGATCAGTATCGCGATCACTACCGATACCATGCGCTTGGCTGGTGCCGGCACAACCGGGACACGCACTCTGGCAGCCAACGGCGTGGCAACTGCTCTTAAAATCACCAGCACTGAGTGGATCATCAGCGGGGTGAACCTCACGTGAATGTCCACCAACAACTGATGATGACATACAAGTCAGCTTCCGTGGCGGCCGGCCTTACCTGGAACCCAGCGGATAGTAGCGCCAGTTACTCGCTGGAAAACTCTAACCTCGACGCGTTCAACCGCAGCGGCGCAGCGGTCGACCATGTGGCTCGCTCAATTTCCCCAAAATCTACGGGGAAGTGGTATTTCGAGTTCGAGGTGTTAAACCAGGGGTCGAACGCTGGCGAGACGATCGGTGTTGGTGTTGAGTCGACCTCTCTGACTCTCACGCACTATGCCGGGCAGATCAGCAAATCTGTTGGCTATTGGAACAACGGCGCACGATACAAGAATGGTTCTTCATTCTCGGCAAGTGGCACCTATGCATACGCGCCTGGCGACATCATTGGGATTGCGTTCGATACAGCAACGGGTGGGATGTGGATCAGGAAGAACGGAACCTGGATTGGAACTGACCCGACCGGCGCGGCCGATTCGGCCGTGGCATCAGGTGCTCCATATGTGGTGTGCACTACCCCTGAGGATAACCAGTGGGGATGCCGTATCCGCAACACCCTGACCTACAGCTTGCCAAGCGGGTACACGCAATGGACATAACCGAAGCGCAGCTCCTGCGCATCTACCCCAACGCCAGCCAAAGAGCTGGCGTTTTTGTTCCTGCCCTCAACCGGGCAATGCAGCGCTACCAGATCACCACGCCGGCGCGCCAGGCGGCATTCCTTGCCCAGATCGGGCATGAGTCAGGTCAGCTGAAGTGGGTGAAGGAGATCTGGGGACCAACAGCCGCACAGACCCGCTACGAAGGCCGTAAGGATCTCGGAAACACTGAGCCTGGGGACGGTAAGCGTTTCATGGGCCGCGGACTTATTCAGATTACTGGACGCGACAACTACCGAAAGGTTGCCGCCGCGCTGGGTATTCCGCTGCTGTCCAGCCCTGAGTTGCTTGAGCAGCCAGAGTGGGCTGTCACCTCTGCCGCCTGGTGGTGGTCAGACCGTGGCCTGAATGAAATAGCTGACTCCGGTGACTTCGAGAAGCTGACGCGCCGTATCAATGGCGGCCTGAACGGGCTGGATGATCGCAAGGCAATCTGGGAGCGCGCCAAGAGCGTGCTGGGGGCTGCGTGATGGACTGGAAAACCGTGGTGAAGACCGTTTCTCCATGGATCGGCACGGCCCTTGGCGGGCCGCTCGGAGGCATGGCAGTGGAAGCCGCGGCTAGCGCGCTTGGTCTATCCGAAAAGACTACGGACGCGGTAAAGCAGGCCATATCCGGCGCCACGCCTGAGCAGATGCTGGCCCTGAAGCAGGCCGATCAGGCGTTCGCACTGCAGATGCAGGAGCTCGGGTTCAAGCAGGTGACTGACCTTGAGGCATTGGCCGCGGGAGACCGTGATAGCGCAAGGCAAAGAGAAATAAAAACTGGAGATAGCTGGACTCCAAGAGTCCTTGCGGCAGCAGTTGTGATTGGTTATTTCTCAGTTCAATGGTTTCTTATGACGAATGTAATTAATGCAGATATGAAAGAAATTATTATGAGGTCGCTAGGGGTACTCGATACAGCACTTGGTTTGGTGTTAGGATATTATTTCGGTACATCATCATCGTCGAGAGTGAAAGATGAAGCGCTTGCCGCCTCGCTACGCAATCAGAAATTGTAGGTCGTGTGGTTGTGAGTATCAGCCTCTGTCTTCTAGACAATATGCATGCTCTCCTAGGTGCAGATTTCTCTCTATAATCTCTCACTTCTGTGATGAGAATTCGTGTTGGGAATGGCCAAATAGTATTTTCAAATCAACAGGTTACGGTCAGTTTAACGTATCGCCAGAAATTCCTGTTGGAGCTCATAGGTATTCATATGAGGTCAGCTTTGGCGATATACCTGTTGGCATGTTTGTTTGCCATAAATGTGACAACCGTAAATGTGTAAATCCAAACCATCTTTTCCTCGGTACACACCAAGACAATGTCAATGATATGGTGTCAAAATCAAGGCACAACTCATTCGAGAGGAAAAGGGAAAGGGGAGACGAGCATTGGTCAAGACGATCACCAGAAAGATTGCATAGGAAATACACAAAAGAAGTTGTCGAGCATGTGCTTATCTCTGGAATGAGTGCAAAGGCGGCTCGTGAAATTTACGGGGTAAATAGAAAGACAATCTGGCAGTGGAAGCAGCGCAAGACTGAACTGCTGGCGGGATCGCCGCCGATAAAGGGGAAGGTGTAGTTGCCCAGAGCGGGCGAGGCGGGGCCAGTGACTTTCCAAGTGACTTAGTCACTCAGAGTCCGGCATCGTGAGGCGTTCGATTGCAGCGAGCGCCCAGGGAATATGGCGTGTAGACTGGCATGCCGAAGTGGCTGGCATGCATGGGGTGCAAGGGGTCGAGTGTTCGAATCACTCCGTCCCGACCAAATTTGAAAAGGCCGGTTCAGCAATGAACCGGCCTTTTTGCATTTCTATTTCTGCAAAGATTACCTAGATCGATCGCCAACTCGGCGCGTCCCTTAGTGCCCAATCATCCTGAGCCGCCAGGAAGGTCGGCAGGTCCCGTCGCGCAATCCAGATTTCGCCTTGCCACTTGATGACGCCGATGCGTTGGTCGGCCCAGGTCATGAAGGCACGGTGGGGTTTGGTGTCGGGGATGTGCTGGGTGTCGTGGAGGGTGGGAAGGACTTCGTCGCTGAGCCATTTGGCGATGTTGCGGTGTTCGGGGTGCCAGAAGCGGTAGAGGGCTTTGTAGGCGCTGGATTCGCTGATGACTTCCACTTCCTCGCGGAAGCCGCTGAGGTATTCCAGGATAACGGCGCGTTTCTGTTCCGGGTCCATGCGCTTGGGCAGGCGGTAGGGGCGGCGGGCGTTGATCAGGAGGGCGAAGTCGTGGGCGACGAACCAGGGTTGGCGTTCGATCAGGATCGCGCGCAGTTGGTAGGTGTGGCGTTGGAAAACGACAGGCTTGTAAGCGTCTTGCATGGTGAAGCTCCATCTACGAGGTTGAGGAGCCGCCACGCGTTGTCGCTATTCAAAGGGTGGCGGACCGCGCAGGGTTAGCGAACCGGGAGATGGAACCGGCAGACCCGAGGGTCTCCCCGCGCGATCCGCCATAGAGCCAGTAGTGAATACTACAGGCGTGAAAGGGCCTACAGGAAATAGTCGCTGTTTCCCGCATGCGCCTTCAGCGCAATCGCGCCATCTCTTCAAGTCGCTAAACCTGGCCACGGGACTGACCGTGACGGGCGGAGGATGGAGGAGTGCTTTCCGACGCGGCAACCTGCAAAGCTCGTAGGAATCCGGGAAGCGTGCGTGGAGGTACGAGGTCCTAGTGAGTCTTCTCTATATAGAAGAGGCAACTGGGTGGTGGCGGAGGGGCGGGCCGATTTTTCCCTGTGCGCCGCCGGTGCTCCTGGCGGCGCGCGGTCGCCGGAGGGGCTTGCCCCTTCTATATAGGAGAGGGGAGGGGAGGCAGGTATTTGTCATCTTTCTGCAAAAAGTCGTTGACGGGTCTCTTTAAGTCCCTATAATGCGCACCACTCCCAGCGGCGAATCTATGAAAGAACTTGAAAATCAAGTACTTACAAGGGTTCGGAGTTGAGAGTGGCGATCAGGCAAGTGATTCACTTGCTGCTTTTTGTTAGCTGCTCCGGCAGCGAGCTGAAAAGAAGGTTGCCGAGGTGCTTGACAGTGAGTTTGATTGCTGTAGAATGCGCCTCCCGCTGATGAGAAGGTTTCCTTCACTGAAGCCCAAGCGATTGAGTAGAAAAGAAATTTTCGAAAAATAAAGCTTGACGAAAGATGAGGTTAGCGTAGAATGCGCG